TGGTAAACGTCGGCATCCCCTGTCTTTCAAGAACATCACTTTCCTCCTGGGTAAGCTGATTGTCTAAATAAAAATCGTGCCCTTGCTGGTTAATCTTCTCCCAGCGCTGGCGACTTGCACCGTTTAGATTAATATAAAGATCTCTAACTCTATCTGCTTTTGTTTTTGCTGTCTGTCTTGCCATTATTTCCCTTTCTTTTTGCCCCACGAAAATGGGTTCAAGTTGAGTTCGCTTTCATACCACAGCATGCGCTCTTCCATTTGCGCTACATGCGCCTCTTCATCATGCTTCCTTTCTTCCTCATGCAGTTCAATTTCCTCTAAAGCCAAAACCATATTACGTTCCAGCCCTTGGATTCTTGACTCCAACTGATACCAGCCATAAACCAGCATCCCTGCAAACACAAAGAGTTGAATCAACCACTTTATGTTTATCGTCAGATTCATGCTGTCACCTATCACGCTTCCACGATAGCTGCGTGCTCCGTCTTTTTTATCAGCCATTAAGCTAATACCCAGCTTTTTGGTCTATCGATCTGCTTTCTCACCCAGTCTCCAGACTGATTTTCAGCGCCATTTGGTGGATGAGCATACTTAACCGCATAAGCGAGCGCGTCTATCGTGTCATCGTGAGCCATTCTTTTGCCAAAAGTAAGTATCTCATGTTGGAGATCATAATGGGAGTCTCGTATTCTCACCGCACCAATTGACATTCTTTGAGCTAAAACTCCTTGTATTCTATCTAATTTACTCTGCTTGGTTCCAGGTTTTTCTTCTTTGAACCGCAAGCTAAAATCATTCTTTCTTCTCATCTCGCTCCTGAGTGCCTGAAATATTGGCCTTGACATTGAAGTATCTTCAACTGTGAATAGAGTTGGATTATATTTAGCATTAAGCTCAAACATATGGTCAACTATGCCTTTTTTGTTTTCGCCTGGTATCCCAAGTACTGGCAAAGATCTTTTTCTTATGTAGTCCAGCACATATATATTAGCGTTAGTATCGCATGCAACCACCATAATAACACTATAGTCACTGTCTCTTCTTTCTGAGTCTGTGGCTGGATCAACACCAGCAAAGATATTGACTGGCACTTTTTCTCCCTCACAGTATAGGTATGGCATCATTTCATTTTCGTCAAACTTATAAAAGCCATCCCAGTGCTTAACGTGTCGCATATTAAAGATAGAGTCTTCGGCAGACTGAACCTCCATCATATATTCTTGATAAAACTTATGTGGTTTTCCAGAGTCTACATAGAACTTCTTTTTCTCAGTCAGTTTTGTAAGTGGAAACCAGCTATGCCAGAGTGCTTGATCTTCTTGTATCGCCTTATACAGCATTACTTTCCAAGAAAAATCTTTATTTTCGCTTTGAGCTTTTTCATAGTTAGTAATGAGGTTATTGATGAATGAATCATAATGAACAGGCGTACCATTAATGCGCAGCCTACCATCGTGAGGCTCCAAAGCAGGAGCAACGACAGCTGTAACCATATTTGCATTTTTTGACCTAGACTCTGAAGTGAGTGTATTATTCTCGTCTTCAAAGTCATCGAGAACCACAAGATCGTAACGCTTATGCAACTTAGCGCCACCACGAATACCAGAAATATTGGATTTTGAAATAAGTTTACATCCATTTTTAAGCTCTATATCTTGTTCTGTCCATTTTCTTCCTTTCATATCCCCGAAGTAATACTTAATTTTTTCATTGAACTCTAAGTGGGTTTTAACATAATCCATGTTCCCGACTGCCAGCTTCTGCGTTGCTGATACCCAGCCGTAGAATAGTGGCTCTTCTGCAAAGCAAAAAGACCTCATAATATCAGCCTTAGTGAGTACCGTTTTGCCATGCCCTCTGGGCATAATAATTGCAAGATTACGATATTTATGCAGTTCGCCATCCATCTCATCTATTGCATCTACAATCTCATAGTGAAACCATGGAGTCTCAGACCTTCCGAAATCATCTGGCAGGAACAGCTTACCAAAAGCAATTATATCATTCTTAGCCGCCAGGAGCAGTTCTTCTGCTTCTGAAACATTTTGAGTATTTATATTGGCCATTAAATCACTTCATCGCCAGCTGCTTGATGCTCTGGCAAGGACGGTCTTTCTACTTCTTTTAATTGGGCTGGTTCAAATCCTTGAAATATTCCTGCCACTTCAGTAACCTTATTCTGAGTAACGACCCCGATGGCGTCCCATAGCATGTTAAGTGCATTCATCTTATCACTGCCGTTCTTTCCATCTATGACTTGATCTTTTGCTTCTCGTATTAAGAACTTCAGATCCACATCTAGGCTTGCAAAGACCTCGGTTAACTCTTCTTTGGTTGGATTCATTAGTGTGTTTATCCTTTCTGTTTTTAATAGCAGCGCAGATCGCCTTTTGGCATAATCTTTACTGTTTGCATTATATACTTCCATGTAGGCCTTAACAGCGTCTGCCCCCCTAACTATCTTGCTAGCGAAGATTACCTCCTTGCCTGTGGGCTTTTTGCGCTCTTTAACAGTATTACGGTCAAGCTTCCCATTTATTGTGAAGCGACTATCTCTTTCTGCGGTATCCATAGTATGCTTCACGGTATAGGTTCCGACACATGTACGCAATATCTCACTATTCCCCATTTTCTTTCTTTCTAAGATCTGCACATAAGCATTATCATCCGCACGAACCCAATCACCTGGGAGCCCGTCGCGCCAATTTTTTATCGGATGTACATCATCTGGGAGTTCAGACTCCAGGTCATATATGAAGTGATCTTCACCCTTAACTTTGTAGGTTCTCATCTGAGTCCTTTAATGGGCTTTCGGATCTTTCTTCTGCGTTTATGCGAGCGCTTTCTCTCCAGCTTAATATCTGGCTCAGCTGTCGCATTTATAAAAGCTGGCTCTACACTCAGTAGGGTTGATAGTATAATTGCTTCAATCAATGTGATACCCCCTTTTTATTTTTTAAACTTCGCGGCATACCCGTATACCCTTCTTTACTTATACCTTTACCTTTACTTGTGCCCCATAAGGGGCTATAGGGGGTAGACCCCCTTAACCCCCTAATATCCCATGTTCTTAATTGTACTGGATATGTTATTAGCCAGCATATCGGACTTAGTCTTAACTGCGTCTGGATTCTTCACATTACGAGCTTTAGCCTTATTCTTGGCTATTCTCTTACGTGCAACGGCTGGATTTTCGCCTGGATATCTTTCAAACTGTGGCATGTGTATTTCTCCTTTAATTAATTAGGATAAGTTAAGAATTGTTTTCAAAACTGCAAAACCTAAAAAAAATGGTACAAAACAATGCGTGCCCAATAACCTAAAGGGGGCGGGGCATCGTGGGTTTTTCGGTTTTGCGATTCCGTTATCTTTGTTTTTTTTCTGCACGTTGTCCTCGTCGGTAACCATTGGCTTCCGTCGGTGTCCGTCGGTAACACGTCAACGTAAAGAAGGGGGCGATGGGTACTAACTTGTAGGACGTCAACCTTGTTTCTCGTCGATACTTACTACTATCTTTTATTGTATCCATTTCGTAGAGTCATCAGTTAGTCAGTCAACCAACGGGTATCGGATACCATTATTGTTTGTACTGTATATAGTGTAATAGAATTGTTTGAGGCAATATCCATGTAGATTTGAGGCAATCCTCGTCGCTATACAGCCATCAGACTTTGTGCATTCAATCCTAATGCCGTCAGTATTACTTCGGTTTTAGGTATCTTGCTATGTATCATTTACCATATTTTATACTGATTTGAGGCAATTTTGATGCTGATTTAAAATTATTTTCATATCGAGAATTGGCTATTGCTACAAATAAACATTAGGATACTATGGGTCATTAGGACTTATATTATAGCGTTGACGAAATAACTGATTAAATATATTTGCTTTTTTACATAACACCTGATAATCACAGGTTGATGACTAACGAAGGAATCGAAGGCATCGCAGGACTCAAAATACCAACGGGAAGGTTGGTGAGAGAGATGTCGAGAAGGGACGGGAAGAGTCAGAGGTCATCAGAAGAGGATAGGACGAGCAAAAGGATGTAGATAGGGCGAGTAATCGACGAGAACACCATACAATAGAATTGAGTGTACTCCATCGAGGAACATACTAGCCAAGAGGTAAAACCCCCTCTAGTAATCTATGGGCATCTACGACGAGAAATGAACTGCGAAAGACCTCCTGAGACGAAGGGAGTTCAAGACGAGAAGTGAACTGTGGATAAGATGTGACGAGAGTTTCCTACACATACCGACTGGCTCGAAGATAACAAGTTTATCGTTGCCTATTGCAAGAGTATCGAAGGGTATTCTGAAGAGAAGGGTGGTGTAAGCGAACAGATTTGAGAGGATTCGCAGTCCTCTCCACCCTCAAGAAATAAAACGAAACCGAACACTAAACCGAAAAGGAGAAAGAGATGGAATATATTATGACATCAATAGAAACCGACGTGCAGTTCGTCGATAATGCAAGTGACTCTTATATGTCCGACGAGGAAAGAGAGTATTGGATTGACCTAGAAGAGAGTTACGACGAGGAAGAGATTGAGGCTTGTGACGATACCACTATCGACAATGCCTTCAATAGTCTCTTCGGTAAAACGATAAAAGAAACGAAGAGTATTAGACGAGCAACCAAGAAGGCTCTGGTCGATAAAGTGCCTAACATACCAACGCATAAGGGAGTTGAGCATCGTATCGAAGGGTATACCAACAGACTTGCTAACCATTTCAACCATCAGGGAGTGAAGTAATGGGAGAATTTATACTCTTGATAATCACGATGGTATTAATCAAAAACTTATTAGTAAGGAGGTGTCCGTAATGAGTAATATTTGCTATTCAACAGACAAAACAGGATTGACCGACGAGCAAAAGAGCAGTTATGAACGTAATACTCGCTATCGTCGAGAAACTACAACAGATGACGAGATAAGAAAGACCAATACCTCGTCAGTACAATTTAACATTAATCGAGGGAGAAAGTAATGACTACCGAAGAAAATGTAACTTATGAAGAGATGATGGCATTTCAGCCTGTTGCCTATGAAAATGGGTTGTATTACATAAATTTCTCAAGTGTATCCTCTTGCTTGGGATACACCTTTTTCCTCAATACCTCTTCGGGATATTGGTAAATTGAGACGGATACAGGATGGATTAAGGA